AACGGTGCGGAACGTTTGTTAATGATTGATGAAGCCGAGTTACTTTCTACCCGCTCTTTGGAATTTATCCGACGCATTCATGATTTAACGAATTGTGGCGTGATTTTAGCGGGTATGCCTCGCTTGTTGGTGAATTTAAAAGGGAAAAATAACGAACTGGCACAGCTTTATAGTCGAGTGGGATTTGCTTGTGACCTTGGTAATGCCCTACCTGATGACGATTTAGCCATGTTAGCGGAAAGTGCACTTAATACAAGTGAATTTAATGCCCCTTTATTGAAGGCCTGTAAAGGCAACGCACGCCGATTAAGTAAGTTAATGCGAGGTGTTGTGCGTTCGGCAGAGATTAACGAAACCGAAATTAGCGCAGAGATGATTGAACAATACAGCAAAATGTTAATTAGTTAAGGAGATGACCATGTTACAAGCAAGAAAAAACAAACAATTAAACAAAAACAATGCCGTGATGTTGGCTTATTTAGAACAAGTAGAAAAAGCGGTGAGACGCTTAAATGAAATGGGGCTTACGGTGATTAATGTGCACTTTGAGAAGATAAGACCGACTGTGCGTGTGATGAATAATGCGGTAACAGAAAAGCTAGAGAAAGACCAACGCGCTTATGTGTATCACGTGGGGCGTGATGTGGGTCGATACCAAGAAGCGCAATTTACGGTGGAAGGTATCCGTGTGGTTTGGCGGAAATATTTGAACTAGGAGGAGGAATGGCAACGCGTCGGCAAATTTATGCAGTCTATCGTGGCGAAGAGAATTTGGGTGACGGGACTGCGGAAGAATTAGCAAAGAAACTCAATGTGAGCGAAAAAACGATTTACAGCTCGGCAACAGTCGCCCGATGTAAACGTGATAAAGGTAAGCGACTTGTGGTGATTAAGTTAGATAAAGAGGAACTCTAAATGAAGGTGATGGTTGAGGGAAAAGAATACTGGCGTGATGCAAGAGGAAATTTAACGCCAGCTGAGTTGGTGAAAGACATCGACAAAGCACGTGATGTGCTTGTGCGTGAATGGGTGGAAAAAGGTGTGTCCTTAAATAAGGAGATGCGCAATTTTAAAGATGGCATTTTCGGCGATATTCAGGCGTTTATTGAACTTTCGGCTGAAAAATACAATGCAAAAGTGGGCGGTAGTAAAGGCAATATCACGCTTTATAGCTACGACGGCAAATACAAAATCCAACGTGCGATTAACGACCATTTGCAATTTGATGAACGTATTCAGGCGGCAAAGGTGTTGATTGATGAGTGCTTGAATGAATGGAGCGAAGGCTCTCGCCCTGAATTAAAAGCGTTAATTGAACGTGCGTTTAATGTGGATAAGGAAGGAAACCTCAACACTTCACGAATTTTAGGTTTGCGACGGGTAGATATTCAAGATGAACGTTGGCAAAACGCGATGCAGGCGATTAGTGAAAGCGTGCAAGTGGTGAGTAGTAAGGCTTATGTGCGACTTTATGAGCGTGTGGGCGAAACCGATCAGTATGTGCCGATTGCGTTAGATGTAGCGGGGGCGTAGATGAGTGAGTCTGGCATCGTTGTAATTTGTCTTTTTGCACTATATGCGTGGTTAGCATATTTGATGTTTAAGAATTTATAAAACTTATTTAAATGCCCTTTAAATCTCCCCTAACCCCTCTTTACAAAAGAGGGGGATGGGATGAGGGGCATTCATAATAGGTTTTAACAACAAAGGAGCAAAAATGAAAAAACTGGAAAGTTACCGAGATTTTAGCCAACACGCTGCTGAAATGGAACGTGCTGGCGCATGGAAACAAGCAGAAAGTGCTTGGGAAAAAGCGGCAACGGTGGCTCGTCGTCGAGAAAATCAAGAATGGGCGGAAAATCGTCGTTTATTTTGCGCACATTATGTGCGTTATCCCGCGAGAAGACCGGAGGTCAATCATGGCTAAGTTTGTGGCGCGCTTTTATTGTTTGGTTGAAGCAGTTGTGGAAGCTGAAAGCAATGAGCAAGTGTTGGAATTGTGTGATTTGAATGTATGTGATGTGAATAAATTACCGCATACGATTACGGAAATTGATGATGTTGTTGAGGTGGAGGAAGTATGAGTGAAAAGAAAGCTCAAGTCACCGAGCAACTGGCACAGATTATGGAACAAATCGAAGCAGCAAAAGAACAGTGGCTGGTTGATGATTCAAAAGGGGCTTTGTTGCTATTACAAGCGGCAAGCAGAGAGATGAAAAGTGTGGCGTGGCAAATGGCGCCAGTGTTGGGGTGAGTATGGCAGAACTAACGGTAGAAGACCTAAAAGTTGGGCATGTTTATTCGGCAAAACGCCCTCAAACATACGGATTCCCACGTTTATTGGGAGATAGACAAATCCTTTGGATTGGGATGATTTATGACAACAAAGAAGGGTTTGTCCAGGGGCTGCAATATGACAGCCCATCGGTAAAAGATGGACGACATTATCCGAAAATTAGCGTAACTAAATTTTTAAAATGGGCAGAGGATGACATAACCGAAATAATGCCTAAAGGTGAATGGAGAAAGGAGAAAATATGTTAGGAGAAGATAAAGTAAAGATTGCTGTCGAAATCGAAATGGCAGAACGACAACGGGAAACCATAGAAATATCTAAAAATACAGATGTTCTCGGCGGGAAAATATCTAGACTTGACTGGGAGGGTGATGTTTTTAATGAAGTGGACGCTTATAGAAAATTTTTCGATTTGGTTGATTCAGAATTGATGGGAATTGCAACGACTTACGAAAATCTCGAAGACGAAAATTTTGTCACTGAGTTACAGCTAGCAATTAAGCGAGTTGTTACGCCAATTATTAAAGCAAAACGCAAAGCAATTTTGGAGGGGGAAAATGAGTAAAAATAATGGCTGGATTAAGTGTTCTGACGAATTACCAGCAACATTTGATCACCAAGGCTATGAACGAAGTGATGTTGTAATGTGTTTTGGGATTGATCAACCCGATTATGACGAAACGTACGTATTGGCTTACATGATACCGGGAAATCGTTTTTATGGCTTTAATGGCGAATGTACGCAGATTACACATTGGAGACCATTACCGGCTCCACCAGATGAATTTTCGTTTAAACAATAAAGCCCATTTACAGCCCATTAAATCTCCCCTAGCCCCTCTTTACAAAAGAGGGGGATAAGTGAGATGAAGTGGGCTGAGTAATGTGTTTTATTAACTAAAGGAGCAACAATGTTAAAAGAAAGCGATTTACTTGAAGATCATGATTATGTATCAAATAACGTAAAAATATATAAAGGCAATTTAGTAAGCTGGAGACGTATTTTTAAAGTTAATCATGCTAATGAAAGTGTGACATATTGTGAAATGAAATGGCTTAAAGATGGTTTAAAAGCGACATTGAAAACTATATCAATCAAAGCATTTTTAAAATGGGCTGTTGCTGATGTAACTAAGGATACGAAAGAATGAAACTATGCCGTTGCCCTATTTGCCACAGTGATATCCATTTGGATGCGTTGTTGGAAGATGATGCAGGGCGTGAGATGTTGGGGTTAATCTCCAATTTGGGCGGCCGTAATGCGCGTGCGTTGGTGAGTTATATTGGGTTGTTTCGTCCTGAAAGATCGGCGTTATCTAATGGTCGGGCATTGAGATTAATGAAAGATGTGTTGGAGATGTATCAACCCAGTCCGCTACTCGCTCATGCGTTGAATGAAACGGTGCAAGCGGTGATGAAAAACCGTCGGGAAACCCGCAATATTCAAGCTCTAGCGAATCATAACTATTTGAAGAAAGTGTATGAAGGGGCGAAACCGTTGTTTGCGGTGGTGCGTAATGAAGGCAAAGCTGAAATGCAAAGTGTTGCGGCGCAAGAAGAGGATCAACGTATGGCCGCTATTCAATATATTGAACGTTATGCCGCTATTGGGCAGTTGCAATTTGTGGAAAATATGCCTGAGTTTGCGGTTTGGAAAGCCTGGAAAGCGGAACAGGAGAAAGGCTATGTTGCGTAAAAATTTAATCACTAAAATCCATATTGGGAAAAGCCAATTAGGTCTTGATGATGAAACCTATCGTCAATTATTGGTAAGTACAACGGGGAAAACAAGTTGTACTGAAATGACGGACAGTGAATTGCAACAGGTGTTAAATGTTATGGTGCAAAAGGGTTTTAAATCCAGTCGTCCTTTTTGGGGAAATCGTGCGGCACCACGTGAAGATAAGAAAATTTATTTAGCAAAAATTACCGCACTTTTAGCAAAACATGGTTTACCGAAAGAATATGCCGATGGTATTGCGAAACGTTCGTTTAAAGTGGATTTTGTGCATTGGTTACAGCCGTGGCAGTTGAAAAAGGTGGTGCAGATGTTGGCGGTGTATGATCGGAATAAAAAAGCATTGTAAGATAAAATTATCAGGTGTAAATTGAAGGCTCTTTGGAGCCTTTTTTATTGGAGAAAATATGAAAAAATTACTTTTAATTTCAATGTGTTCACTAGGTATAGCATTTAACGCATTGGCATTTGATCAAGCGCGTTTTGATGAAGATACGGCATTTTATAATGACCATAAAGATGATGCGAAAGCTATTATCACGTTGCTATCAGTATTTAATACAGATAAAGGGATTCGCCAGGCTTTTGAACAGCATGCCAACGGCAATGTGACAAAATGGCAAGATACTCTTAATAAAATGAAAAAATCGGATGGATATGCGCAAAAAATAAATGCATTAGGTTATTTTGGTGCTTGCCACAGTGCTGTAAGTCATGCGCAAGCAATGTGGATTGCCGCACCAAAAGGAACAAAAGTAGCGGAATGGAATGATAAGGACTCGTTTGATTTAAAATCCTTTAATCAGTCTAAAGCAGAATTCCAAAAAAACTATTCAGATTGTAAAGATGCTGTGAAACATGCTCCGAATAAAAAAGATTATGAAGAAGAACTGATTATCCTTGGTTCTGAAAAATAACGAGATCCCAATGTGAAAACATTGGGATTTTTTTATCTTTTTTTCAAAAATACCGCCTTTTTAAAATTTCCGTGCGACAATCCTCCTAAATGGTCACATAGGGGAAATGTTATGCAGTCAAAGTTAGAGAGCGTTGCCAGCTATCTGCCTGAAATAGTACTGGAAATGGTGGAGTTAGTTGGGTTTGTTGACGTAGAAAAAATTATTAATCAGTTCGGAGGGGCAACGTTTCGTTTTACCGACGGAGCAGTATATTTCCCGCGACTAAAAGCACTCATCGGGCAGGAAAGTGCGGTCAAATTACGTCATTATTTTCAGGCGGAGGAAGTGTATATTCCGCGTTGTGAAGTCGCTCTGCGGTTGTTACGCAACGAACGCCTAAAAGCGGATTTTGACTACATTACGCAAACCGAAAAGAAAAGTGGACGCACGGCAATGCTTGAGCTTTGTCCTAAATACAAACTCTGTGATCGTCAAGCCTGGGAAATTATACGCTCTCATCAAGTCCAGCAATATCAACAAGCCGCGTTATTTTAGAGCAAGTGGGCGTGTGGAAGTTTCTCCCCCATTAATTAACCTTCTTTTAATTCAGAATACCCTCAATCATATCAGCGATTGAGGGTATTTTTTATGTCTACTTTAACTTTTCTAGATATTTTTAACCGTTTAATTGGGCATGAGGGCGGTTATGTTAATGACACCCGCGACCCAGGCGGGGAAACCAATTGGGGGATTACTAAACGCACAGCTCAAGCAAATGGTTATCAGGGCAATATGCGTGTGATGACGCGTGATCAGGCTTTTAAAATCTACTACTCCGCCTTTTGGTTGCGTTATCAATGCGACAAGATGCCTGAAGCGGTGGCGTTCCAATTTTTTGATGCCGCGGTAAATCATGGATTAGGCAATGCGAGTCGTATGTTGCAACGTGCGGTGAATGTGGCGGATGACGGCATTATTGGCAATATGACCATTGCTGCGATTAAGAAGATGGCGATATCTGATGTGATTATGCGTTTGAATGCAGAACGTCTTGAGTTTTATTGCAAACTTGGCACTTTTGCGACCTTTGGGAAAGGTTGGGTGCGTCGTGTGGCGGGCAATCTTAAATATGGAGCAATCGACAATGAAGTTTAAGTTTTTAGGCGTGTTTAAACGTGTTTTAAATTGGTTTAAAAGCAATCGAAAACCTTTGAAATATCGACCGCACTTTTACAGTAAAAATGCGTGGAGTTATGTATCTAGAGGGAAACCTACTGCAGCCGAAGTGATTATGTGGAGATTATGCCGATGAATAAGTTACTTGAGCTTTTTACTAATGTTGATGGCCGTGCCAGTACAACTGGGTTTATTCAGTTTTTCGGCTTTTTGGTGATGGCGGGTGTACTGATTTATGCGGTCTATCTTGACCGTTCTACGGTGACTGATTTGTTTTTTTATTTTGCTTGTTTTTGTGGTGGTTCTGCCGCAACCAAAGGAGCGGTGATGGCTTTTCAAGCTAAACAAACCAAGCCAGAAGAACCGATTACCGGTGAAACCTATGTGGAGCCAGAACAAACGGATAGACCAAGGGGGATTTGATGACATTACAGATGATTTTAATCGGCTCAGGTACTGCACTGGCTATTTGTGGTTATGTGGTATTTAAGCTCAAACGTGCCGGGCGTGAAATTGACCGATTATTAAAAGATAACGAGCAGTTGGTGCGTGAAAAAGCTGTCTCTGATACGCAGGTGAAACATTATGAAACGAGAAAACAACATGAAGAAAACAATCGCAATGCTGACCGTGACACTCTTATTGATGGGTTGCACAAGTCAGGGGATCTCCGTGATTAATCCAAGTTGCAGTGGATTTGGCATTATCACTGCCAGCAGACAAGATACCACGGAAACCTTGCGACAAATTGCGGTACATAATGCGACTTATCGTGAGATTTGCACTAAAAGTAAGGAGTCAAAATGATTGACGACAAAGTGTTTATTGGGATTGGCACGACGTTGATTATGACATTAGTCGGCTGGGTGTGGAAATCAGTAAACGATAAAGTGGCTGAAAATGAGCATGCGATTAAAGCCTTAGAAAAGCAAATGCAGCACGATTTTCAGAGTAAAGAGCTTGCTGAAGTAAAAGATAAACACTTTGAAAGCATTTTGAAAGAGGTGCGCGATCAGTTGAAAGAAATCAATCAGAAGTTAGATAAAAAGGTGGATAAGTGATGTTAGATCAACTTGCGGAAAAAGAAGAAATCAGCGCCAAACTGGATGAGATTTTATCTTTAAGCCGTACCGTCAATCACAAAATTGACCGTTTAGATGGACGGGTGGATGAAATTGATTCGCGCCTGGCAAAGGTAGAAGAAAGTTTGGCGAAATTAGGTGTGCGTGCTGCGGTTATTGGCGGGTTAAGTGGCTTGGTCGTCTCCGTTGGGTTTGAGCTGATTAAAGCGAAATTCGGGGGTTAAGATGGCACATGATGAAAAAACCAAGGCAGATGTGCGCCGTTATTATGTGTTTGATTGCTTAACGCTTGAATTAGCCGCTGAAAAAGCAGGTGTATCTTACAACACGGCACGCCGCTGGAAACGTGAAGCCGAAGCTCGTGGCGATAATTGGGATAAAGTGCGCGATGCGAACACGATGGCAAGTGGCAAAGTAGAAGATGTGGCACGCGGCATGCTGACCACGTTTGTGCTTTATTTTGAAAACACGATGGATGAGATTAAGCGCGCGGAAGAATTGCCTGTGAGTGAAAAAGCGAAGTTGATTCAGGGCTTGGGCGATAGCTATTCGAAAATGGTGGCAAGCAGTAAACGGTTATTGCCGGAAGTGTCGGAAATGGCGACCGCGATTAAAACCGTCAAAATGTTTGGTGATTTCGTACAAGAAAATAAACCTGAGCTTTTACAAGAATTCCTAGAATTATTAAACGAATTTGGGGAAACTTTAGACAAGGAGTTCAAGTGAATTTAGTACAACTCATTTTAGTGATTGTGGCTTGCAATATGGCAACAAAAGGCCATGACGGTTGGGGTTGGTTGATTATGTGCGCAATTCTATTGGGTAAATAATAGTGAAAAATAAAGAACTTTTAAACGAGTTGCGCGCCTATGCGGATAGCATGCGACAAAAACTCGAAGCCTCTTTTGATGGTTGGGACGACAGCCCGAAAGCAGTGGTTGAACGCCGTAAAAAAGTATTTGACCCAGTGAGTGGTTACGATTATTTCGTTACCTATTATTTCCCGCATTATGTGCGCTCCCCTTATCGTTCAGAGTTGCACGATTATTTGTTCAAAACTCTTCCAGAAGTCATACAAAATTCTAAATCAGTCAATATGGCGACTGCCGCACCTCGTGGTGAAGCGAAATCCACGTTGGTGTCGCAGTTGTTTACACTTTATTGCTTAGTGACTCAAAAAAAACGCTATGCACTCATTGTGATGGACTCTATCAATCAGGCTTATCCGATGTTGGAATCTATCAAAGTAGAACTGGAGTTTAACCAACGCCTGCGCATCGATTTTCCAGAAGTCGCTGGACAAGGTCGTGTATGGCAGGCAACGACAATTTTAACCAAAGCGAATCAAAAGGTTGAAATTGCCGGTTCGGGTAAAAAATTACGTGGTTTGCGACATGGGGCTTATCGTCCTGATCTTGTAGTGTTGGACGATATAGAGAATGACGAACAAGTCCGAAGCGTAGAACAGCGCGATAAGTTGCACGAATGGCTTAAAAAGACCGTACTTCCATTAGGTGTCCCTGGAGAAAAACTGGACGTGGTCTATATCGGGACTATCCTGCACTACGACAGCGTACTGAACCGCACTTTGAGCTCCAAAGCATGGAAAACCGCCAAATTTAAAGCCTTAAAGAAAATGCCTGACGACATGGCGTTGTGGGACAAGTGGGAGGATTTTTTCTTAAATGAGGGTGAGGCGGTTGCAGACGCTTTTTATCACGCTAATCAAGTGGCAATGGATAAAGGCTCAGAAGTAAGCTGGGCGGCACGTCCGTTACTTGCGCTGATGAAAATCCGTGCCCGTGATGGCCATGCCACCTTTGACTCAGAGTATCAAAATGACCCGTTAAGCAGTGATGACGCGATTTTTGCCAATGCCATTAAATACTGGACGGAACTGCCGTCCGATTTGATTTATTTCGGTGCAGTTGACCCGTCACTCGGCAAAGCGGGCGCGAGCCGTGACCCATCGGCGATTTTAGTGGGCGGTTATCAGCGTGCCACAGGTAAATTGTATGTAGTTGAAGCAGCAATAAAAAAACGATTACCGGATTTAATCATCGAGGACACTATTCGACTGCATATTCAGTATAACTTCCTTAAATATGGTGGCGAATCTGTTCAATTCCAGGAGTTTTTGAATTCTGAAATTGTAAAACGTTCGGCGCAACGAGGTCACCCAGTCCCAGTTGTGCCAATAAAGCCGAACACAGACAAAATGTTAAGAATCGAAAGCTTACAGCCACATATGGCAAATGGACTGATTTTATTGCACCCGTCACAGACGACTTTAATAGCTCAACTACGGCATTTCCCAAAAGCCGATCATGATGATGGCCCAGATGCACTTGAAATGTTGTGGAGTCTAGCAAGGAAGTATTCCGCCCCGATTGAGTGGATAGGCTTAAACGATGAAGACTTGGGGCACGATGAATTTGAAGCGGAAAAAGATTTATATAGCATTTGGCGAGGTTAAACATGAAATTTTGGGAAAAATTTAAGGCATTGATGGGGGCAAAAACTGAGTCAACCCAAACAGACGAAGCCATGGTAACGGCTAATGGGCGCGTTTTATCCGATCACCCAAGCAACCGCATCACCCCGTCAAAACTGAAAAGTATTTTAGAAGACGCGGAAAACGGCGATATTACGGCACAGCACGAGTTATTCATGGATATTGAAGAGCAAGACAGTGCCATCGGGGCGAATATCCAAACGCGCAAACGGGCGATTTTGACGCTAGATTGGCGCATTGCAGAACCGCGCAATGCAACCCCAGCGGAAGAAAAACTGCAAGCCGAAATTGACGAGTTGTTTTACCAATATCCGAACTTTGAAAACTTGCTGATGGATATGATGGACGCGGTAGGACACGGCTTTTCTGCGTTAGAAATCGAGTGGAAACTTGAGGGCGGTAAGTACATCCCGAATAACTTTATCGCCCGCCCGCAGTCGTGGTTCAAACTAGATAAAAACGACAATCTCTTGTTAAAAACCCCGAGCAATGCCATGGGTGAATCTTTGCGTCCATTCGGCTGGGTGGTGCATTCGCATAAGTCCCGTTCCGTGCAACTGGCACGCATGGGCTTATTCCGCACACTGGCGTGGCTTTATATGTTTAAGCATTATTCTGTGCGGGATTTTGCCGAGTTTTTAGAGCTTTACGGCATGCCGATTCGTATTGGCAAATATGGCGCAGGGGCAACAAACGAAGAAAAACGCACACTCTTACGCGCTCTTGCGCAAATCGGACATAACGCTGCAGGGATTATGCCTGATTCTATGACTATCGAATTGCACAATGCGGCAAACACCGGTGCGGGGTCGGCAAATAACCCTTTCTTGCAAATGGTGGACTGGTGCGAAAAATCCATTGCCCGCCTGATTTTGGGGCAAACGCTCACGTCAGGCGCGGATGGTAAAAGCTCAACCAATGCATTGGGCAATGTGCATAATGAAGTGCGCCGTGATTTGTTGGTGTCTGACGCTAAACAAGTGGCGCAGACTATTACACAGCAAATCATCCTGCCTTATTTGCAGATTAACGTTGACCCAAATATTGCTTTGCACCGAGTGCCGTATTTTGAGTTTGACACCAAAAAATACGACGATTTAAGCACCTTTGCCGACGCTATCCCAAAACTGGTGGGCATTGGCGTGCAAATCCCCGAAAAGTGGACGCGCGACAAGTTAGGCATTCCCGAAGCACAAGACGGTGAAGTGGTTTTAAAAGCCGTTCAAAGTGATTTTAATCCCGATTTAAAAACACCGGGGAAATCTACCGCACTTTCAGCGCATGTAGTGGGATGTCAGTGCGATGGGTGTTTGGGTAAAGGTACGCATGTGGCGTTGTCTGCTGGTAATAAGAGCGAAACGGAACAGGATTTGTTGGATAGCTTGTTAGATAACAGCATGACACAGGTTGACTTTAACCAACAATTAGATCCGATGGTGCAAAAAGCTGTGGCGGTATTATCTGCATGTAACAGCTACGAAGAGGCAGGTAATAAACTGGCTGAGCTTTACCCGGATTTAACCTCGGATGCCCACGAACACTATTTAACCAGTGCCTTATTCTTGGCGGATTTATTGGGGGCATCCAATGCCAACCGCACCTAAATTTACTATCGGCATGGAGCCGACAGAAGCCATTGAATTTCTCCGCCAGAAAAAAATACTGGCGGGGAAAGTGTTTGTGAAAGACTTACAAGACAGCGCGTTAGCCCGTGCAACGACTATTGCACGCTTGTCTAGTCTTGAAATGACCAAAGACATTTATCAGTCGTTGGAAACCGCTATGCGCGAAGGCAAGGGATTTAATCAATGGAAAAAAGAATTGCTTGGTGAGTTTGAGCGCAAGGGCTGGGTATTTGGCAAGGATAAAAGTATTAGCCGTGGGAAAGATGGGAATTTATTGGCTGACCCGAAAACGGGCGAATATTTTGGCACGCCCCGCCGTTTAAATACGATTTACCGAGTGAATATGCAGTCTGCTTATTCTGCTGCCCGCTATCAACGCATGCGGGATAATGTGGATAATCGCCCTTACTGGCAGTATTCTGCCGTAGGCGACGAAAGAACCCGTCCTGCTCACTTAGCATTAAGCGGCAAAATTTACCGTTATGATGATCCATTTTGGGCGACATTTTATCCCCCAAATGGGTTTAATTGTCGCTGTTCAGTGATTGCACTTGCCGAAAGGGATTTAAAACGCCGAGGTATGGATAAGCCGGACGATAGTTCTGAATTTTTAGTCGAAGTGGAACGCCATGCCGATAAAGCGGGAAATCGTGAAAAAACCATTGGTTTTAAATTGCCAGACGGCACGATACGGGTGACGGATAAAGGCTTTGATTACAATGTGGGACGGTTGAACTATAAGCCGAATTTGGATCTTTACCCGGAAAAGCTGGCGCACCAGTTTGCCAAAGCAGAAATGACTGGGGCTGAGTTTAAGTTAGATTATGCTAAGTTATCCGCCTATTTAGAACCACACATCCCGCATTACCTATCTCTGAAAGGACGAAAACCACGAAATGATCTTTTGCAGAAATTGCGTGACAAATATTCACAAAATTTCAAATTCGCTGCCGGTGTATTAAGTGAAAAAACAAGAAAGCAAATTGGAACGGAGCTTAAGACAGTTTGGCTTTCCGATGACTCTATGGTAAAACAAATTGCTAATCGTTATGGACAGTTTGGCATTGATACTTATGAGAAGTTGCCGGATGTGCTTAATTCGCCCGATGAAATTAAATCAAGCAAAGGTAATCACTTTGAATTTTATAAAACGATAAATGGCGAACGGTATGTGGCAGTGGTTAAAATACTGGAGCAAGTGAAAGAACTTTACATGCAGTCATTTAGACGAGACTAATACGCACCGTTAGGTGGGACTCGGACACCCCACACATATTTCCCGGGTCTATTTCACCCCATCGTTTAGCAGTTTCCGAGAATCACTGCGACAAACGGTGCGTAGTTGAATATACCGCCTTTTGTTTTGAAAAGCAACGCTTATGATAGAAATCGAAATTAATAATGCGCAACAAATTGCCTCCATACTAAATAAACTAGCAAATGCCGCTCAAGATCGTACTCCACTCATGCGTAGCATTGCCGGCACGATGGAATCGGTAGTGTTGCAAAACTTTGACGTAGGTGGCCGTCCGAAGTGGCTAGGACTGAAATATCGCCAAGGCACGCCGCTAGTTGATACAGAAAATCTGATGAACAGTATCACAAGTTATTATGACAATAATGTTGCAGAAGTTGGTACGAATGAGCCTTACGCGGCAATCCATCAGTTTGGCGGTAAAGCCGGACGTGGACGAAAAGTGGATATTCCTGCCCGTCCTTTCCTCGTTTTAACACCACAGGACGAGGATGACATCTTGGAGGATGTGCAAGCCTATTTTCGGAGTGTAGTTAAATAAAACATAAAACCGTCCTAAATCGCGCGTATTTGCGTTTTTATGATTATAGGGGCGATTTATCGAATGATTTTTTTTAAAACGATTTAAAAGGATTTAAAAAGGTTTTAAAAATGGTTTAAGATAAAATACAACATCAAAATTCATTTTTTCAAAATTTCTAACCTAGAGGGGAGTGTGGAAGACGCTCCCCTCTTTTCATTACCGCCAATCCATTATTCTGGAATCCTAGATTAACTTTTCAGGATTTTTACGAATGAAACTCACCCTTGCAGCCTGTAGTTTTGAAATTGACAAAGCGAAGTATGGACGCATCCAGCTTTTGCCTTATGGCAAGTTTAGAGCTATTGACGGCAGACCGACAGATGTGGAGGCATGGTATGTAACCGATACAAACGGGGCTGATGTTGTGGCATTGGCCAACAATCAGAAAAATCCCCTACCCATTGACTACGAACACCAAATCTTACATTCGCAGCAAAACGGCAAAGAGGCGCCTAGCGCAGGTTGGATGGAATATCTCTATTTTAATCCACAAGGAATTTTTGCCGATGTCCGTTGGACGGACAAAGCTGCGGAATACATCAAAAATGGCGAATATCGTTATATCTCTGCCGTGTTTGCCTATGACACGAATGGTTATGTTCGCAAAATCTTTCACGCTGCACTGACTAACAACCCCGCTTTAGATGGTATGGACGAAGTGATGGTTGCCGCCAGTGTGCAACTTTTAAATCAACAAAAGGAAAAGCCAGCAATGGACAAAAAATTACAAGCTGCCTTGTGCGCGTTGCTTGCATTAAAAGCAGACGCCAGCGAAGCGGAAATTACCGAAAAAGTGACCGCACTTTCTGCCGCTAAAGGCGATAGTCCAGTCGCACTGTTAGATGTGTATGCCAAATTAGCGGAAAAAGAACAATCTGTCGCAGCACTCACTGCGCAGGCAGGCAAACCTGACCCGGCTAAATTCGTGCCGGTGGAACAGGTTGCCGCATTACAGGCTGATTTTAATGCGCTTAAAAACTCGGTAGAGACCGATAAAAAAGAGGCATTGATTCAGGCTGCCTTATCGCAAGGTAAGTTATCACCTGCGTTAAAAGATTGGGCTCAAAGCCTAAGCATTGAAGCGTTAACCGGTTATTTGGATAAAGCCGCGCCGATTGCTGCACTGGCTGGCGGCCATCAAGCGGAAGAAGATCCGAATAAAGGCAATGTTGCGGCATTAACCGCAGAACAACAAGCTGCCGCAAAAATGCTTGGCATTAGCGATGCGGATTACATTAAAAAATATCAGTCTCAGGAGGCTAAATAATGTCAATCAATAAAGCACAGGTGTTAAACCACATCACCGAAGCATTTCGAAAAGAATTTATCAAAGGCTTAGAAAACCACCCTACTCAGTGGGCCAAAATCGCGATGGAAATTCCATCCACGACTAAAACCAATACTTACGGATTTTTAGGTAAATTCCCGAAAATGCGCGAATGGGTTGGCCAACGTCAAATCCAAAGCATGCAAGCGCAAGGCACAAGTATTACTAACAAAAAATTTGAATCAACTGTCGGTATTTCGCGTGAAGATATTGAAGACGATCAGGTCGGTTTATATACCCCAATGATGGAATTAGCGGGTCAGTCTGCTGCTGAATTACCTGATGATGAAGTATTCAGCTTATTGAAAAAAGGTAAAACTACGCTGTGTTATGACGGTCAGAACTTCTTCGACACAGATCACCCGGTATTTGAAAAAGTAGATGGTACGGGTAACCAAACCACTCAAGTGAACTTGACTGTAGGTACGGATAACGATGCGCCAACGTTCTACGTCGTGGATGCCCGTTTACCGATTAAACCACTGATTTGGCAAAAACGCACCGCACCGGAAATTGAGCCGAAATTTGACCCGGCAAAATCCGAACACGTCTTCATGGAAGATGAATACTTATGGGGTGTGCGTGCCCGTGGTGCGGCTGGTTTCGGTTTTTGGCAACTTATCCACCGCGTGGAGAAAACCAAATTAACAAAAGAAAATGTGCAAAAAGTCATCCAAACCATGAAAGGCTTGAAAGGTGACGGTGGCAAAGCATTAAACATTCAGCCGAATTTAATTTTGGTTCCGACCAACCTTGAGTATGCGGCAAAAGAATTGTTTAAAACTAAACAAATCAACGGCACAACCAACATCCTCGAAAGTGAATTGGATGTGCTCGCCTCTCCGTTTATCAACGAATAACCAATCAGGGCGGGAAACCGCCCTAGGAGTTAATTATGGCTAAGAAAAACCAAAAAGACGACGTCACGCAAGACGGGCAAACAGCACTGGAAGAACAGGTGCAAGCCCAAACCGAAAACGGTGCGGGTAATGCCGAAAGTGCGCCAAAAAGTGCGGTCGAAAAACACGATGAATCGGACGACAAAGAAGGGCAAGTGATTGTGCCTATCGGTTATTCGATTAAATTGCGTGAAATCCACCCACAAGCAACCTATGGGCGTTGCGGTTATCGCTTTAACAAAACCGATGAGGTTTACATCGCAGCGGATGACTTAACGGCGGAACAAACCTTAACCTTGGCGGAAGACCCTTGGTTAGAGCTTGTCCCGGTGTGTGAGGATTAAGCCATGTATGCAACGGTAAAAGATTTCGTTTTGCGCATCGGGGAGTTTCAGACAATCCAACTAACCGACCGTGACCGCGAAGGCGTAGTGAATGAAAGCGTGCTGACCATTGCGCTCTCTGACAGCACAAGCCAAATCGACGGTTATTTAAGTGCGCGTTATCGCTTGCCGTTGCCGACAATCCCGCAAAATCTCACCCGCATTTGTTGTGATCTTACCCGTTACCGCTTGGCGAGCATGTCGGAAGTGACAATTACTGACGAGATTATCACGCGCTATAAATTGAGTTTAAAAGAGCTCGAAGACTTAGCGGCGGGGAAAATCTCCCTCGGTATTGACATTGAAGACGAACAACAAAGCGATGGCAATGTGGTGATGTTTACCAATCCGAACAATAGGATTTTTGGCCGTGATAACCGAAATTGAAAATGCACTGGTTGACCGCTTAACACGTGGTTTGGGACAGCTTGCCAACACGGTGAAAAGCTATGGCGGTGAGTTGGACGACGAAAGCCTTGGCACGGGGCGTTTGCCTATGGTGTTGGTGACGTTCGGTGGCGCACGAATTGAGCCGATGGGAGTGCGCGGTACAGCGTTTCGCACCTCTGCTAAATTTGTGGTCATTGTGGCGGTGCGCTCATTGCGCAGCAACCAAGCTGCACGACAAGGCGGGGTGGATAAACGCGAGGTTGGTGCGAATCAGTTGATTTATGCGGTACGCCGCTTGCTGGATACGCAACGCTTGGGCGGATTAGTTAAGCCGTTAAAACCGCTGGCGATTCGGACGTTGTTTAACAATGCACAATTTCGCACTGAAAAAGTCACGGCGTATGCCATCGAGTATGAAGCCGTGTTTGATGATGTTGCACCACTTGAAGATGGTTTGTATCCGGAAAAAACACAAGACCCGACAAGTCCTGATTTTGTGTTTACCCATTATGCGGCCGAACTCTCCCCGGCGTCGCCAACCCTCGAGCAGGTGGACGGCAAACTGTATGACCCGAACAACAATGCCGAGGTCGGCTTTAGTGTAAAAACAAAGGATAAAAAATGATTGTAAAAGCAGCCCCAGGGGTGAAAGTCCCTTTAGAAAATCAGCCGTATGCCTACATTGAGCAGGAGCCGGTTGAAGTGGATGATTCTTTTTATTATCAGCGTCGTATTGCTGATGGTGACTTAATCGAAGTGCAACCAACCCGCAAGCAAAGAGGTGCAGGCAATGACTAACATTGAATTTGAAAAAATCCCGAATAGCTTACGCAAACCGGGTGTTTATACCGAATACAACGCCAAAGGCGCAGTAACTACACTGCCGACTAACGAGCAGGAAGTGCTAATTGTTGCGCCAATGGTGGGCGGTGCGACGGCATTTACCCAACCGGTGCGTGTGTATTCCGACCTTGACGCGGCGCAGGCATTTGGTGCAGGTTCGTGGGCGCATTTAATGACCCGCATGGCGATTACTAACAACTCCCTCATCCGTTTATCTGTGATGGGTTTAGCGGATAGTTCTTCCGGCGTCGCGGCAAGCGGTAGTTTGGTGTTGACTGGAACCGCCACCACCCAAGGCGTTATGACGGCAACCATTGCCGGTATTGACTACAAAGTCGCTGTGGCAAACGGCGAAAAAGCCAAAGATGTTGCCGCCCGATTAAACGCTGTGATTAACGGTGCGACAGATTGCCCGGCAACGGCATCTGTGAGCGAAAGCACGATTACGCTTACTGCAAAATGCAAAGGCGCCATCGGCAATGAAATTAATTTAACCGCAACAAACACGGCTAAAGACATGACATTGTCCGCAACCGCTTTTGCCAACGGCTCAGAAAATGCGGATTTAGCCCCTGCATTAGCAAGTGTTGCCGGTACGCATTATCACATCATTATTTCGCCGTTTGCGGACGACAAAAATGCAAAATCCTTGCGCGAACACTTGGAAGCCGTGTCCGCTCCGCTTGAGAAGAAACCGGCTATCGGTGTGTTGGCATGGCGCGGCAGTATGGCGACCGGCACAACTTATACCGAAAAAATCAATAGCGAGCGTATCACTTGTGGTTGGTACAAAGGCGCGATTGAATCTCATGCCTTGATTGCTGCCGGGTATGGCGCAGTGATTTCAGGCGAAGAAGACCCGGCACGTCCGTTAAATACCCTTGAAATTAAAGGCTTGACGGAAGTTGACCCGACACAAACCCCGTTATTGACTGAAGCGAATCAAGCGTTATATCACGGTTTAACCCCGATTACCGTTGTAAATCATCGTGTCCGCATTATGCGCGCAATCACGACTTACACCAAATCGGCAACTAATACGGATGACCCGAGCTATTTGGATTTAACCACGATTCGTACGCTAGATTATGTGCGTAAAGCCATTGAGCAACGTATTGAGTTGCGTTTCCCACGCGCGAAATTATCCGCCCGTACGCCGGACAAAGTACGGTCTGAAATCCTAGATGTTTTATTGCGTTTGGAAAACGAAGAAATCTTGGAAAACGTGGCGCAGCATAAAGCGAAATTGTTGGTACAACGCAACGGTGTTGACCCGAACCGCTTGGATTGTGTCATCCCGACCGATGTGGTGAACGGATTGCATATTATCGCCAACCGTGTTGATTTAATTTTATAGGAGGCATAGATGGCTCAAGAATTTGCTAGTCTTGGCATTGTCGAAGTGGACGGTCAAGAGATTGACTTAACCAAGTTAGATGTGCGTGTTACCACCGGTCGCAAGCCGGTGAAAACCATCAACCGCAAAGGACGCGTGAAAGGCTTTGCGAAAGGCATTACCGAATATGCGTTGTCACTCACTGTTGTGGTGCCGTTAAACGCGGTAGAGCCTGATTGGGATAACGTGACAGATGCCAAAATCACGGTGGAAGAAGAAAACGGTAAACGAATCTCATACATCGGCTGTTTTACCACCGAAACAGGCACAAGCTATACCGTAGATAGTGAAGAAGTGCGCGATTTGCAAATGGTCGCGTTAGACAAGGTTGAAGAATAATGAAAATCCGTTTGAAACTTGGCGTGCTGTATAACGGCACGCTACATCATGACGTGTTAGTCAAAATTTTGACCGTGGGTGGTGAATGCCAAGCGTTGGAAGTTATCAGTGACCTTGGGTTAAGCGAAAAAGAAACGTTAAACACATCGGAACAAATGCTGGTTGACTTAGCGTATCTTGCACAGCAAGTCGAGTTTGACGGCATACCGCGTGAGGCGGTGACTCCGGCATTCTTGTTGGATAACCTTGCCACTGATGATTATGTGTTGATTAACTATGCAATCAATCAATTGCGAAAAAAGCGCACGGGCGTTTCGGCAGACCAAGAGACGGCAAGCGAAGCGTAAAAAAACGCAATATCAGCGAGGTGTGGCAGGCGTATGAAAACTACCGCTCGGCAACGATTTTGCTGGGTAAGTTTGGATTTACTGCGCAAGCCGTCTGGAATATGTGTCACGCGGAAGTCAGCGCATGGATTAACAGCTATTTAGCGAGTCAAGGCGCGAAAACCCAACATAATACCGACGAATCTACGACGTCCTATACATTTAAGCGTCGTAAAAATAAGGGGGCGTAATGCCCCTTTTTTATTGCTGTTAAATTACGTTTAAACAAGGTTTAAAAATGGCAAATATGGATCTCTCTTTAACACTCAAAGCGAAAGACTACGCCAGTGGCGTGGTGAAAAGCGTGGAAAACAGTGTTAGCAAATCAACCAAAAATATCGAAAATCAAGCCCAACGCAGTGCCACCACGCAACAAAGAGCGATGCGTCAAACGGCACAAGTGACGGAACAAAGCTACCGCCAAATCCAACAAGCGGCACGCAATCGCGAAATGCTGGGGGTGCGTAGTGAGCGCAGTATCCAGAGCGAAATCAACCGCACCCGCGTGGCATACGACCAATTAAAACGCAGTGGCATTGCTTCCGGGCGTGAATTAGACCGCGCCGCTGTGGCGACAAAACGCCGTATTGCGGAGTTAAACGCGGAAATGGGCAAAGTCTCCATGGGGCAACGGTTAGGCAACATCGGGCGTGGCGTTGCTGGTTTGGTTGCAGGTGGAACAGCGGCGGGTATGGTGCTGGCGCAACCGATGAAAAAGCAAATGGATTACGACCGAGCCCTTGCGATGACCTCCAACACCGCATTCGCCGAGCGTGATGTGGCGGGGCGCATTGCAGGTAAAGCAGAGCTAAATAATGCCGTAAAAAGCGCGGTAGAAATCGGTGGCGGAACGAAGGAAGATGCTTTGGGCGCATTGGATACTATGCTTGCTAGTGGCGCAGTAAAAGCCGATACCGCTATGAAATTATTACCAACGCTACAAAAAGGCGCGACGGCAACGGGCGCAAGTACCGATGATTTGGCGAAAATCGCCATTTCGGCGATGCAGCAGTTTGACATCGGCGAAGATAAAATCGGCGAAGTGTTAGATAAAGCCGTTGCAGCAGGTCAGGCGGGTAACTTTGAATTAGCGGATATGGCGCGTTGGTTACCTCAACAAATGGCGGCTGGGAAATCTGCCGGTTTAAAAGGTATGTCGGGGTTTGAGGCATTATTGGTCGCCAACCAACAGGCGCGTGTAACTGCCGGAACATCAGATGAAGCGGGAAATAACTTAGTCAATTTACTTGCAAAATTAACATCA